GCCGAAGCCAACTACCATAAGTTTTCTGGTAGCCACGTACTAGACTTGTTAAAGTGCCAGTCAGCCGGAAGGCTGTCAAAGAACTTCCAATCAGCTAGATACTTTGTTGTCTTGGAACGATACGTGATTCGATCATCTCTGATGGAACCACGTAGGAAGCCTGTCAGCCACTGCTGTGGTGAAAGGCGAGCCAAATCACGCTGGTATTGATTACCAGAGATGATAAGGCTGTCATCATCCAAGATATCAAGCTGAAGTCGTATTGCCGAAACCTTCGGTTGTGCAATGCGCAACCAAAACCCATCAACTTTAACTTTAAGGCGAGGTAACTCACTATAAAGACCATCTGAAAGACGGCGCGGGGTTTGATCTACCAAGATAGAACCTTGCCGCTTAGCATACGTCCTATGAGGGCTGGCATGGAAGCCAGAGTCTTCAGGAAAGCACGCTGGAACGACAGAGATTGCTCCTAATGGAACTGTAAAAGGTTTCTTGTTTGGCTGCCAGGTAGTTATCCATGGAAAACCAAATCTATTAAACCACTTTAAAAGCTGGTTATAGATGACAATACTACTAACCTCTGTTATTTCTTTAACAAACACAGGACGGATATTTATACCATTAAGGTAGTCTTCACCACACGTTTCTCTAAACACACCATTAAACGGTGAGGGTAAGTTGGTGTTAAAGGTTTTATCCATGTTAGGCTCTAAGCCTAAATCTTCAAGTGTACGGACCACTCGCTCGAAGAGATGTTGAGGGATAATGATATCATCCCCAAACACCTTAGGGCGACTATCGCCAGCAGCATAACAAATGCTAGCAAAAATGAGTGTTTGTAGACTCGAGCAATAACCATTGCCCATAGTTGTAGCACTGTGGATTTCATAAACTCTGTCCTCATAAATGGTGAATTCACACCGTGAGGCCTCAATCCATCGCCAGATTTTGTCTGGGAGGAGGTAAGCGCACAAATGCTTCGAAAGAAGATCTGATGCGGAGCTTAGATCGATTGTGGCAAAAGAGCCATCAATAGATCCGACACGAGCATATTTCCGATTCACATCGGGTTGCTCTTGCAGCGTAATTCCAAATTTGCGCAGCAAAACGTCACTGAGTAAGCCGGATATGCCCTTTTGAAGGAGCATGTTGGCAACTGGTTCAGTGGCGATGAGTCGTGAAGACCGTGAGGTTTTGGGTACGAATGTAATATTTGAACCTAGAACTTCGATGTTCTTCGGAGATAAACCTAATTGGTAATCAAAAAGAGCTTCACTCGAACGCACAAGCCTTAATGCACGATCTGTTCCACTAACACCGATGCCAACCTTTAAAAGGTAAGCACAGGTCTCGTGGGACCGAACATTGGCGCCTGGCCCTAAATCGGCTTCAGCCATAATTGTTTCAAGGCTGCAATCAACATCATCAAACGCTCGGTGTAACTCGCCACGAGCAATATCTAGGATTTCCCCAGATATCACATTAGTAGGAGGTGTCCAAGCTGCCGACTTTGTTTGAGCAGCGTAAAACTTCATGAATGTTAGCCGATCAACATCCGAGCTATCTTCTGGGGTTAATTTAGATTGGAACTTGGCTAGCAGATAATCTACTGCCGCATTCTCTTCCAGAGTCATAGCACT